TGCATCCATGCCGCCTAAGTAACTTGGTGGGACACGCAATCCTCTTAGAAGTTTGTCATTGAAGAATTTCAAGTCATCAATTTCTCCTAAGTTCTCACCACCTGGCAATGTTTCAACTTTAGAACCGCGGCCTTCGGCTGTTTGAGCAAAGAAGTAATCTTCCATAATAGATAGTGGATTGTATGCACTATCAACAACGTTAGCACCACCACCAGTTTTAGATGGGATTCTACGTTGATGGATTTCATTCTTAATACGCTCTAAGTGTTGTCGTGCTTTGTGAGTTGGCATATCACCAACATCGATATAGAATACTCTACGTTCTGGCGCTCTTTGAACACGATAGATAATGATAGAGTCTTCTAGTAGTTCTTTTTGTTTATATACTTTAAATACAGGCTCAAGCATACTTGTGCCGAATGGCCAGTATTGGTCGATACCCTCACTCAAAGACACATGAATGACATGCTTGGCATCAATTGCTGTTGATGTTTGGTCTTGAGTGAATCTTCCAGCCTGTGGCGAAGAAGAAGTATATCCTTGTTGTAAACCAGATGTTTGTGTTGGAATGCCCATATGTTGGCTTCCGGTTTGTGATAGTTTAACACTGTCTGCTGTAATGTTAAGACTTTGCATATTGATGTCTAAATCTTTAATATAATATGCTTCAATCTTTTTACCCTTGCCTTCGTTTACTACAACTTTTTCAACTTTTGCTGGATTTACCCAATATAGTTTGTATGTTTCTGGGTCTCTTACGAATAATTGGTCACCGTATTTCACTGTATTTCTAAAAATTCTAAAAATACGTTTGTTCATTTTATTCATTGAACACCACTGACGTAGTGATTTTTGAAGAACTTCGTTTTCAGTAAACGATGGGTCATCATTGTATTGAATGTTAAATGGTAGTTTAGTAGTTTCACTAAACAATGTAGAGAACTCTGCAATCGTGTCTAATGCGGCATTGACTTCAGAATCCATATCCATTTGGTCGTACTGTCCATATCTCTGGGCTCTATTGGGTTGTCCCAAATAAACCTCTGGTAGCCAACTGCTGTATTTTGAACTAGAGGCATTATTCGGAGCAGTTCCAAATTCCTGTGTTCTACGAGGCATGCCATCGTATGTTTTAAAGTACTTTTTCCAAGTCATAATTTAATCCTAATTTATCTATCTTAACATATTTTATATTTATTGTCAACCCTATATTCCTATTTCTTTTCTTAATCCATTTTCTTTGTGAACTTATTCAACTCACCTGCGAATTTGGCAATATCCTGAACATTTTGTTCCCAAGTTGATTCTTTTTCGGAGCCTGCCGTGATTGCTTCTTTATTTGCTATCAACATCGCTTCTGTAAGTTTAGACTGCATCTGAAAACTGATAAGTAATTCTTTGATTTGTTCGTCTCTCTCATTTTTTCCGATAGTCTCGTTACCATAATCTTCTTTTATACTCTCAAGCCTCTCGGTAAATCCTATCATTTTTTTGTCGAAGTCACTGTCTAGTTCTCTGGACCCACTATCGCTCAGAATTTGACTAGTATATCCACTTTGTGCATCTAATAACGCTTGTAACTCAGGACTAGCCTCACCCGGAAGTGTTGAAAGAATAGCAGATAATGATTTATCTTTGAGTGTTGTTAGAAAAGTTCTAACTTCATTTGTTATCCCAGTAATTCCGGACATTGTCTCTAATGTTATTGCTACTTCTCTTGCTAATTGTAACTGAGCCACATTTATGTCCATCATGTCATCAATAAAGTTTTCCATATGCGTATTCATTGCCGCTTCACTTAACACAAGTGCTTCTCTTATTTGTATTTGCTGTTGTATAAGTGTTCCTTCTGCATCTTGTCTTGCACCCGCAGTAGTGCCAGCATCGGCTCCTCTGTCGCCACCGTAGTTCTGTGATGCTTCGATAATCGAACCAACCATCCCTGCTAATTGTGGGTCGTTAAGTAATTGAACTCCTACGCCCGTTCCTCTTGTCATTTCAATAAGACTGGTTGCAAGTTCTGGAAATCCCTGTGCTAGTGCTGACTGAAAATCTTCGTTTGACCCTGTTTCTAATGTATTTGCCATTTGTTCAACGAAATTAAGAACTTCTCGTCCTGGTGCAGTTTGTGCCATCTCTTGGTATTCTGCTGTCTGTAAGAATGCGCCTCTGCTACCCGCCGCTAATCTTTTTGCGAGTGTTTCTGACATAGGATTACCTTGTGCATTTACTGATTGGAATCCAGCCTCAATCGCTTTTCTTTGTTCTTCAGGTAACATTGCCATCAATGCTACATCAGTTGGACCGATTGCTTTTTTCATTAATGCCGCCGCTTCTTCCATTGAGATTTTTAATACATTTGAAGTCATTTCTACATTAGACATAAAATCATTCATTCCAGACCTCATATCTTTATCACTCATAGTACTAAGTTGTCCACCTATTCTTAGTGAGTCGATATATTCTCCAGCGATGTTGGCAACTTGACCAAATTCTAATGCATATTTTCTCATAAAATCCATGCCAGTAGTAGAGGCAACTGATTCAGAAAATTGTAATGCTGACTTAACGCCGATTACACCAACTGCTCTAGCAAATTCTTTAGTGAATTCTGATGCTTCGCCAAAAGTGAAATTCGTTGCTGATATAGTTTTTGATAACGATATAAAACCCGCTTCAGTGTCGTCCATTTTTCCCAGTAATCCCGCTTGTCTCATTTCGGCAACCATTGCAAATCTCTCTGCATATCCCTTTTCTACTCCAGCGAAACCTGCCTCGACAAGTCCTGTAACACTAGCAGTGAACCCTGCCAGAACCCCGCCTATTCTACTATAAAGGTCCATCTGTATTTTTCTGTCGGCTGCCTTTCCAGCGGCATCATCGGTAAAACCTTGTTTTTGTAATGCTTGAAAGTACTCATCTCTCTTTTTCTGTCTTCTCTCAACATCAAGTGTGTCTGACCTTAATCCTGATATAGCGGACAGAGTAGCAAGACCAGAACTTGCTATTTTTTGTTGACTGTTAATAACTCGGTTATCTCGTGCTTGTTCTTTTTTGTTATTAACTGCTTCATTTCTATTACCTGTTCTAACTGAATCTTTGGCTTGTTTGAGTTCTTTTGCTGATATCTTTGTTCCGTTAGCAATATGAGTTAGCATTCTAATCATGGCATTACCATCTGCTTGAATCTGCTTTAAACTACCCGCAATTTGTGCCTGAGTTGCTTCTGTACTCCAATCTGCTAGACTGGAGCCCGTTATATAAACATTTTGTTCGTCTGTTGCCATTAGTACTCTCTATTCTAAAACTTCGTAGTTATTATTAAAGATAAATATTAATGAAGATAATTATATTCATACTTAATTATCCAATTAATTAACTTATACTGTATTTATCAAAGGAAATAAAATGAGCGAAAAACTAAATCCATTATCTAAGTACTTTCGTAAACCAACGATTTATGTACAAATTCCTACTGGCGGCAGATTTAATCCGGAAATTCCTAAAACAATATTAGATGAAATTCCTATCATGCCTATGACTGCTATTGATGAGATATCAATGCAAAATCCAGATGCTCTTCTTAATGGTGAAGCCTTGATGAATGTTATAAAAAGTTGTGTTCCGTCAATTCCAGACCCTAGAGAATTATGTAACATAGATGCTGACTTACTATTCTTAGCGATAAAATATGCAACATATGGAAAAACTATTACACATTTACATACTTGTTCTGAATGTGAAGAACAAGCAGAATATAACATAGACATAAACAATGTCCTTGAAAAGTTTCCAGAAATAGACAAAGTTGACCCTATTGAACACGGAGACTTAAAAATTCATATTACTCCTCCGAAAATAGAAAGTATGACAAGACTAGCATTGATTGATGTTGAACAACAACGTATTTTACAAAGTATTCAAGCAGTAGGCGACAACGAAATAACTGAAATGGAACTAGCAAAGCAGTTTGCGATTAGTTTTAGAAAGGTTTCAAAACAAAACGTGGACCTGTTAATAAATGCCATTGACAAAATTGAAACACCAGATGAAGTTGTCAAAGATAAAGAAATGATTATGGAGTTTATGAACAATGTACCAGCAACAGTTATAAAAGAAGTCAATGATAAGGTAGAACTTGTAACTAAAAGACCCGAAGACTTGACAACCTTTGAGTTTGCCTGTGAATCGTGTAATCACAAAGATAAGATAAAGTTTGAGATGAACCCTGTAAATTTTTCCTCGGCTGGTTAAAGACTGCCAGCGGCGAAGAAATAGTAGAAAAGCAAGAGTCTTATCTAAAAAAACTTGATAATCTACACAAAACTCTATATAAACTATCTTGGTATATGAGAGGAGGCGTAAGTATATCAGAACTCCACGAGATGCCGGCTAATCACATAGAATACCTAAATGAGATAGTACAAGACAACTTTGAACTCAGTAAAAACGCTGGAACACCTATTTTATAAAAAAATATAAAAAAAGTTGCAAAAAGGGTTGACATCCCCTTTTCGTTGTGTTAGTATGTTCAACATAACTAATACAAATCGATTCAAAAACAATTTTTAATTCTAATATAAATCCCCAAAGGCTAATAATGATTACAATAAACCAATACATAGTGGAACTGTTAGTCGGGTTGCCGACTCGGGATTGAGGGCGTATATTATACATACGTTCGGATAAGATGGGATGAACTCCGTCACTGCTTCTCGTTAACCACAAGAACTGTTTGTATCAAAACATTCGTTACTCTAAAGGTAATTGAATGACTAGTATTTACCGTGCAGAAATGTACAAACCGCGGGTAGGTTTTAAAGCACTACCAACTTTGATGATATTTTATTCTATGTGGATTATTCAAAGTGCCGTTGGGTCGAAAGACGCAATACTAAGTTAAGAGGGAATCGCCAACCGACCTCGCCGTAACTAGCGGCTAACTTAGACATAGAATCTGATGAACAAGAACAAGTTTCATTCGCAGTTGTCCAGGGATGGGCAATTGTGTCTTCCAAACTGAACAAGTAATAAAATAATGGTTTTATAATATAGATATATAATTATATGGAAGAAATAAATATCGAGGAAATCTTCTTTGAGTGGAACGAAAAGAAATTTCTGATGATATTAGGTCTTTAGACCTAATTAAGATATAAACAATGAGACAATAATGAGTGAATGGACATATAATAATAAAGTCGTAAATGAATTACCTGAAGATGTTGAGGGATTTGTGTATCTTATTACGAATCTTACGAATAACAAAAAGTACGTGGGTAAGAAGTTAGCAAGATTTAAAACCACTAAACCACCACTTAAAGGAAGAAAGAACAAAAGACGTGGTTATAAAGAAAGCGATTGGAGAACATATTGGGGTTCTTCTGACCACTTGAATGCCGATGTAAAAAAATTAGGCCCCGATAAGTTTTCACGTGAAATCTTACATTATTGTCCGAGCCGTGGTGCGTTAAGTTATGTAGAAGCCAAAGAACAGTTTGACCGCAGAGTACTTGAAACAGATGAGTACTATAATGGCATTATCAATGTCCGAGTAGGAAGTTCGAAGATTCTTACTGAATATCTAAAAAGCGTTAAGAAGAAAGTGTAGGCGCTATTAACCACTGATATATTCCTATCACATCAATACATAAGAAAAATATATTTTGTACAATTAGTGGTTTATCTCTCAATGTCACAAACACATAGATTGCTATGATATGTCCTGTTGCAAATAACGGAAATGCGTATTTTGATTCAGGAATATTAATAGATATCAATGTTCCCGCACATACAAACATAAATGTAGCAAGCCATTTTACTCTTTCGATTGTTTTTGGTGACATCATTTAACTCTCCCTAAGATATAAGTATTTAGGCAAAAGAAAAACCCAGTAATATTTCTACTACTGGGTTTCCCGCCTTACATTTCCTTTTTGTGCTTTTTAGAGTGGTACGTTAAGGTCTAACCCACCCAACCCCTTTTTGGGTTGAAGCAACAAGTACCAATGTCGATGAGAGAGGTTTAGAGGAGACAAAGGAACCTGCTGATATTTATTATAGTAACATACTGTAAACCCAAAGTCAAGCGTTTTTTGATGTTTTTTTAATATTTTTTTATTTTATGCCAGATAATGTAAATCTGTTGAAAACATTGAGTTTTAGTGTATTACTGTACTTTATTTCTTTAAGCGGATACTTCTTTTTAAAATCCTGTAATGATTTACAATTATTAATGTGGTCATCAATTACTAAATTGTTGCTTTGTATGATAAGTTGTGTTC